ATTTTAGGACAATTGTTTTGGCTCGGCCAAAAAAAAACTTTGAAGAGCGGCCGGCGAAGTTGCGACGAGCTGGACCGAGAGGCCGAGCTCGGGTCGCGGCAACGCCGCAGAAGCGTGCGCGAAACAAGGGCGCACCGCCCGTGGCAGTCACGCCTCGGCGCGGCGGGAACAATGCGGGCACCATCCCGGCCGGCCGTTCTTCACTCTTCCCAATGAAATCCACTCCGCCCCCATTGCCGGCCGATCTCTTCTGGGAAGCTCGCACCGCCGAGAGTCTGGGGATCTCGCGCACAGTGATGCGCGCCTTGCGCAAACAACACCTCACCGCCGTGGTCGATTGGCAACTGATCGAGACCGCCGTCGTGCTCACCGCAAGCGGCATGGCTAAAATTTCGGCGGTGTTGCACCCGCTGCGGGCTCCGAGCCCGGCCGCGGCTCCCGGCCCTGCCGTGGCTGCGAGCCCCGCGGCGGTCAACGGCGGGGGTCTGGCGCTGCCTCCCGGGCCACCGTTGCGGCGCAAGTTCATGGTGACGCGCAAGCCCGTCTTCCGCTCCGATGCCCCGCAGCGCAAGATCGTCTTGTGCGCTGAGTGCGCACCCGAGGCCAAGGATATTTCCTCGCTCGATCTGATCCGCCTGCGCGCTTCGCTCGTTTTGGGGACCGAGCGCCCGATCCGCGTCCGCGACAATCTCAACTTTGCCCCGGGCATGGTGCTGGAGGCCGTGGCGATTGGCCACGGCATCTGGCAATATCTCGGCCGGCTCCCGCGTCGGCTCGGCCGTTGGTGATCTCCCCATGACTGCCAACCAAGCCGATAAACTTTCCGCGACGGCGGCCATGACGCAGACCGCCCACTTGGCGGGCCTCGTCTCGTGGGAGCGGCGGCGCAAATGGTCGCGCACCGATACCGCGCGCCACCTCGGCGAGTGTGGCGCTGCGCTGCTTGCTCACTTTCGGCGCCAATACCCGGCCGCGCGCACGGCGCACACCACCCAGTTTGGTTTTTGGCTGCGCGAGCACGCGCCGGCGATCTTTGACCGAGCGCACACGACGCTTGCGGCCTGCGCCGACGACGATGCGCGCGCGCGTCTCCTGCCTTCCGAACTTCTATGAAACCACAACATTCCACCGAGCCGCTCGCGCCCTTTGTGTTGATTCCTTGGTCGGACATTCAGACCGAAGGGTGGCTGACTGAGAACCCGCTGCCGGCCGATTTCCTTTGGCTGGACCGCTACAACAAGCCGCGCAACGCGCTCCCGACCTATCGGATCAAGGGCGGCTACGGCAAATGGCTGCACGAGACGCCCTATTTCCCGGGGCTCTTTGAGCTGATTCATCAGATCTTGGCCGTCGCCCCCGGCGATCAAGAGCTCTCGATGCCGTGGCTTGTAAAGCGCCTCGACGAGTATCGCCCCAACGGCGAGCAAACCGCCTTCCTCTGATTCCCCCCTCGTGCCCGTCTGAACAACATGGATACCAAGATCGCCTCCTCAATTTGGAGCAACGTCGATTTCGACGCCGCTCCGCCGCCGGCCAAGCTCGCCGCGCTCTGGCTCATTTCCAATGAGCACGTCAACACGCTCGGTTATGCCGATTTCAACCTCCGACGCTTCATTTTCGAGACGCGACTCGATGCCGAAGCCCTCCACGCGGGACAGCAAGCCCTTGGCAAGGGCTTCGTGTCCGTGGGCAAGGGCTATTGGTTGCGGCACTACATCCAGTTTCAATTCGGCCGCGGTGCCTCCCTCGCCGCCAACAACTTTGCCCGCGCGATCTGCAAACTCATGCTCAACGGCATGGAGGAAGCGATGGGCCGACTCCTCCTCACCGAATATCCCGAATTGCTCACGGTCTCTGATTTCGTCTGTCCTTGGGTTGAGTGTGATTGGTATGAAGCCCTTGCCAAGGGCTCCCGTGCTTCTCGGAAGCACAAGAGAGGAGAAGAGCAGAGCAGAGCAGCCAAGCAAGGCGCTGGGGCCACGCTGACCGCCGCCGAGCAGATCTACGCGCTCTATCCGCGCAAGGTCGCGCGCGCCGCGGCGCTCAAGGCGATTGGTCACGCCTTGCGGCGCCACTCCCGGGAGACGTTGGTGGCGGCCGTCACCGCCTACGCTGCCGCCGTGCGGCAGTATTCCGACGCCGAGCGGCAATTCGTGCCGCATCCCGCCTCGTGGTTCAACGGCGAACGCTTCCTTGACGATCCCGCTCAATGGCGGCGAGACGCCGGGAAAATTTCGACGCCTGAGACCGCCCCGCGCACCACCACTCCCACGATCGCTTTGCCATGAACACCACTCCCGCACCCACCTCCCGCCGCGCCGCCGTAGACGCTGCCGTTGACTCCGCCCCGTCTTTCCCCGGTCCCACTTTGCCGCACAGTCTGGAAGTTCTTTCGTTGTGCCCGGGCGCCTGTGTGTCTTTCCCCGGTCCCACTTTGCCGCACAGTTTGGAAGCCGAGGCCAATCTCCTCTCGTGCTGTATCCTCGATGGCACCACCGCCGTCGCGCGGTGCCTGGGGGCCAAGCTCACCGCGAGATCTTTCTACGATCCCAAGCACGGCACGATCTTTGCCGCTTTGGTCGCGCTCCACGGCCGCCAAGACGCGATCGATGCGGCCACCGTGGCCGAGGAGCTCCGCACCCGCGGCGAGTTGGAGACGGTCGGCGGCTGGGCCTTCATTTGCCAAGTGTCGGGCTACGTGCCGACCACCTCGCAGCTCGTGTACTTCCTGCGCGTCGTGCGCGAGTATTGGATCCTCCGTGAGGTCATTCGCGCCGCGTCGAAGCTGAGTGAAGATTGTCGGCACTACGATGGTGACATGAAGGCTTTGCTCTCTCCGCCCGTCGTCTGGTTTCAATCCGCCTTGGCGCGCGTGGTGCACGGCGAGCGGGCCGGCGGCTCGTTGTCCGAGCGCGGCGCCGAGGTGAAGCAGGAGTTGGCCGCGCGCGCCGCCGGCACCGAGGACACCTCCCGTTGGATCCACACCGGGATGCCTACTTTTGACAAACGGTGCCGGCCGCTCGGCTCCGATTCCGAGGATCATTTGGTCGTGATTGGTGGCGGCTCCGGCCACGGCAAGAGCGCCCTCATGCGCCAGTGGGCCGGCGGCGCCCTCTTGGCCGGCAAGACCGTGGTGAACTACACTCGCGAGACCAGTATCAAGGGCTGGCTCCGGCAGCTCGCATCGAATTGGGCCCGGTGCGATCTGCGCACCCTCGCCGAGGCGCCGGCCGACCATGCCAAGCGATTGCAAGACGAGATGGATCGGATGCTCGGCTACGTCGACAAGAGCCTCTTCGTCTACCAACAGGAGCCCGGGTGTTCGCTGGAGACGGTCGAAGATCTCGTGGCGCACGCGCGCTCGTGGGCGTGGCAACACGGGGCGCCGAGCTTGGTCGTGATCGACTACCTCCAATTGTTTTCGACCGCGCGGCGCGTCGGCTCCCGCGAGCAGGAAGTGGCGCATATCTCGCACACGATCCAAGCCCTGCAACGCGAGCTCGGTTCAGTCTTCGTGATCGGCGCGCAGCTCAACGAAGCCGGCTTGCGCGAGATGCGCGAGGCCAAGCACGATGAGGACGGCCGGTTGCTGCACCGTCTGCCTACGGCGGGAGATTTCCGCGAATCACAAGCGATCTTTCACGACGCCGATCGCGTGATTGCCATGTATCGGCCGCCCGAGGATTGCCGCGGTGCCGTGAACTACGGGCCCGATGTGCAGATGCCCGAGCAATGGCTCGTGCAGATCAAGCGCCGCTACGGTGGCGAGGCCGCGGTGAAGTGCTGGTTTGAGAAACGCTTTCTCAATTTCCGCGAGTTTGTGCTCGCCGATCATGCGCCGGCCGAAGCGCCGGGCTCGACGCCGGCCTCGGCTGCGCCGCCGAGTGCACCGCGCTCCAAAAACCAATGGAAAGGCGGTGCCAAGTGAGACGCTTTTTAGCCGGTCTGCTCGCCGCCGTCTGTTTCTTGGGGCTCTTCCTTTTATCGCTCTGGCCCGCGCGGTGGTTCTCCCGGGGTCGGGCCGGCCGAAACAAGGAGGGCAAATGAACGCGCCGCTGCCCAATCCTGAGCTCTCCGCGCTTTACGTGGAGCAGACCAAGAAGCTCGCCGCCCTCGCCGCGGCCCTGCGGCTGCACGGCGATGCGCCGGCCGACGAGCTTGCCGCCGCCGCGCGCAAGCTCGGCCAAGACCGCCGCCGCCTCTTGGCGATGGCTGAGAGCGTGATTGCCGACGCTCACCCCTCCGGTCTCGGCGGGATTTATCTTCTCACGTCCAGTTTAGACCGCCTCGCGCGGGCCGTTGCCGATGCCAAACAAACTTCGTAAATCCCCTGCCGTCTTCACTGCGTTTGCCCGCTTTCTCATTGCAGGTCACTTCGCTGGAGCGCCCTCGGTCTACGCCGCTGATCTGCAACGGCCTGGTTTACTCAATAGTATCGCGCAATTGGAGACTGGCACGATCGATGTGGGCCGGCCATGCGCCAAGATCGGGCGCCGCGGGGAGCGCAGCGCGTGGCAGATCTCACCCGAGGTCTGGCGAGAGTATTGCGAGGCTCCTTTTACGCGCGCCAGCTCCGTTAGCAGACTCGCCGCGATGGTGGCCGCGGCTCATCTGGAGTGGTTGCGCCTCTCGTTGGAGCAGAAAGGCCGGCCGGCTACGCCGTACAACCTCGCCCTCGCGTGGAATGCTGGGCTCGGGGCCGTGCTCACCGGCAAGGCTCCGCCCGGCGCCCACGACTACGCGGCCCGCGCCGTCGCCCTCTACGAGGAGCAAATTACCCCACCATGAACACACTCGACGCACCCAGCCCCGCCACGCCGCCCGCACTCGCGGCGGCGCACGCCCCTGATTCGGCGCTTACACAGGCGCAACAAGAGTCCGCCGATTGGTGGACCAAGTTCTTCGCACGCCGCCGGTTTCCGCAGCGCGGCCTATTCTTCCTCGTGCCGGGAGTAGAGTTGGGTGAAGCCGTGATTCTTCACGTCCACAGCGGGCGCAAGTACGATTACCGCTTTGATCCCGGCGAGACATGGCGGCAGTCGCAGCAGGTTTTCGCGGCGGCGCTACCGAGAGCGGATGAGGTCTCTTTTCCCAGTGGCATCGACCCGGACTCGGCGCCGGTGCCGAACGTGATTACACGACCATGACCCCGCCCAACACCTCCCAGACCGCCACGCCACTCTCACTCGCCTTGGCGGCATGCCGTGCGGTTCTCTTTGCGGCCAAGCAATCGCAGCGCCATCGGGGCGAGTACAGTCTGCCCGACCTCGCCGCCGCCGAGCGGCTCGCCCGCGCCGCACTCGACAAGGCTTCAACGGAGGACGTGAAATGAACACACCCACACCTAGTTGCTTTGAACTCTCGTGCACCGAGTGCGACGCACGCACAGCCACCCTCACCGCCGAGCGCGAC